CACCCATGATTTCCTGCCGATATTCGTTGCGATAAGATACTGGCGGTTCCCGTTCCTTGTGACACCCGGCATACGGGAGAGGCGTGACGGATTGCGGTTCTGCTTGTCAATGGACACGCCGTTTTTCTCCAAAAAGTCGTAGAGGAACTCCACACGCTTTCTGTATTCCTCGTAATTCTCCGCATCCACACGGACAATGGCATGAAGGCTCTTGCCTCCGCTGTGAACGAGTGCGGCGATAGGAAGTTCCAGCTTGCGGAATACGATATCCTGCTCCGCAATAGGGAGCGTGTCCGACTCTACAAGAGCAAAGCGGAACTTTGTGACATTTTCGTTCTTTACGCCGTCTCCATCGAGAGGATTGAAACGAATCCAGGCACCGACTTTGGGTTTCCAGTCGCCGACTGTAGCGCCAATGTCATCGGGATGCTTTTTAAGCGATGCGATAAGCTCCCCAGCTGTGCGGTCATACACGCCCTTGCTCGGCAGCCATTTACCCTCGGCATCCTGCCACACATCATTGGTGACATAGCCGACACGGTCATCCGCGTCAAAGAGAAGTTCGAGATAGGTGATAAGGTCTGCCGCAGGATTCCATGCATCGGGAGGAGTAAAACCGTTGAAACCGTCTGCGCCATCGTATTCGATGGCATCGTCCCAGTTCATGCAGCCGTCCTCACCTCCTAAGGGAGTCCAGCCCCGTTCCTTTGCCATCTGGACGATGGTGCCGCCCTTGACGGGAGCGCCGGAGCCGTGAAAGCTGTTCCACTTGCGTTCGCACTCACCGGGATGATAGCGTTTGTCGTTCTGGGACCAGTCGTCCCATATGGAGCAGGGATATCCCTCCTCCTTTAGAGCCATGCCGACCGCAATCCAGTCAGCACGGCTTAATGTTGATACATCTATGGCTTTGAGAGCCGAAAGGATATGATTGTCCATGAATGGTTACCTCCTTAAGGTCTGTAGAGTGCGGGAGTCATGCCGTAAGGCACCCTCCAACTGTTGTCGGCAAGTCGTGAAATAAGGGAGCTGGCATCCTCGAATGCCCAGGTGCCGACCTGCCGAAACCCGTAGCGTTCGAGGCACCGTATCTGCTTTGGAGTAGCAAGCCCCATCTGCTGACGGCGCTGCAATCTGTCAATGAGAAGGGACGCAAGCCCGGCGTTCCTTACGCTGTCAGCGAAGATGCCTCTGCGCTCAAGGAAAGCAATCTGCTTTTCGGACGGCGGAGCCATTTCCCATGCAAAGGTCGGTACATAATTGGTGAGGTCTTCCGCAGCAATCGAAATGGCATACTGAAGAGGATCAACGAGTTTACGCTTCTTTCCGCGCATTTCAGCCAGCTGCTTTGCAAGAGCCGATTCACGCTCGGCGAGGATATCCCGCTCTGCCTGTTCCTCGGCTTCGATAAGGTCAAAGCCATCTGCGTCTTCCATCATGCGTTCATCGATCTTTTTGGCGATGGTCTCGTCCTTGCTGATGAGCGCGGACGGTCTGCAAAGGTCGTGACGCTCCGTCATCCAAAGGAAGTCAAGGAGCAGTAGTTCCGTCTTGCCGGGTGAGAGCCTCATGCCGCGGCCGACCATCTGCTGATAAAGTGACCTGATTTTGGTAGGGCGAAGTACTACGATGCAGTCCACGGACGGGCAGTCCCAGCCTTCGGTAAGGAGCATGGAATTGCAAAGCACGTCATATTTGCCGGCTTCAAAATCAGCAAGTACCTCAGAGCGGTCATCGCTGTTGCCGTTGACCTCTGCGGCGCGAAGTCCTGCGTCGTTTAACATGGCGCAGAACTTCTGCGATGTTGCGATAAGCGGAAGGAACACAACGGTCTTTCTGCCACGGCAGTAGTTCGCCATTTCTGCAGCAATCTGCTGAAGATAGGGCTCCAAGGCGTGTCCGATTTCACCTGCGGAAAAGTCGCCGCTTGAAATGTCGACATCCGCGATATCAAGTTCAAGCGGTATCATCTGTGCCTTGATCGGGCAGAGATACCCTTCACGGATAGCCTCGGTCATGCTGTACTCGTAAGCCTTGGAGTCGAAGAACTCTCCGAGATTTTTCATATCGCCTCTGTCGGGCGTTGCCGTAACGCCGAGGATATTGGCGTCCGGGAAATGGTCGAGGACACGCTTGTAGCTGTCGGAGAGACAGTGATGCGCCTCGTCCACGATGATGTCCTGGAAGTAATCATTTGGGAACCGGGCGAGTCTCTTTTCCTGCGCAAGCGACTGCACAGAGCCGACCGTCACCGGAAGAAAGCTGCCAAGGCTCGTGGATTCGGCCTTTTCAAGCACCGAGTCAAGCCCGGATGCCTCCTTCAGCTTATCCGCCGCCTGGTCAAGCAGCTCCCCGCGATGTGCCATGATCAGCACACGGTGTCCTTTATTTACCTGGTTTTCTGTGACTGAAGAAAACACGACGGTCTTGCCGCACCCTGTCGGGAGGACGAGGAGTGTCTTGCGGTACCCCTCGTCCCAAGCGGAAAGGATCGCCTGTTTTGCTTCAGCCTGATAAGGTCGAAGCTCAAACATACGGCACCTCCTTAGTTAAACGGCAGGTCATCGGCATCCCCGGTGATCTCCATCCAATCGTCCTCTGCAGGGAAATTCTTCTCGTCATAGTCATAGAAACGGTCGACATCGTTAGCCTGACGCCCGTTGCCGTCGCGGTCGGTATAGGTGCGAGGCTTGAAGTGAGCACGTCCGCAGCTGCCCACGACCTTGTTCCAGTCCATGACGAGCCTCTCACCGTGTTTCTTCTGACCGATGCAGCGGAAGAAAGCGGAAATGCGAAACTCCACGAGACGGTTCAAAATGAGGTCGGTACGGATGCTTGCGATGCCGTCATCGGTTTTGACCTGCAGGGTAAGCGTTGCCTTGTTGCAGGGTGACATTTTGGCGGAACCGGGAAAGCGTCCGCGCTCGAAGTCCGTAACGGTAAAGTTGTAATCGCCCTCCGGCAGGATGATAAACTCCTGGCCATCGTTCTCGATAGCGTCATCCCAATCCATACCGGCATTGTTGTTGATATAATCAGCCATGATAAAAATCCTCCTTTATTCCAGGACCGTGCGGTCCGCATTGATAAGGTTCAGAATCTGCGGCCAGTATTTGATAAGCCAGCCGGAGATAAACTTCTCGGTGTAAGTGTCGATGGGAGCATCGGCGGCATAGTGCCCTTTATCCGCCACGACCTTCTGAAGTTCCGCATCCGTAACATTCGATTCCGCCATAAGGGAGCGGAGGAGGTCGATGGGCTTGCCCTCGTTGGCAGCAGGCTCAGAGCTTGCTTTGAAAAGGTGTGCGATATTCTTGAAATCCAAATCCATCTCTTCCGGCAGGCTGTGACGGTTCTTGGCATCCCAGCACGGATGATGAGAGGTATAGATGACGCGCTTGCCGCCCTGGGCTTTCTTGGTGTTGGTCTCGGTCGTTACCACATAGGTCTTGTAGTTAAGAAAGAGGAGCATATCGCACCATTCCTTCAAAAGCGGCGCGACCTGTTTGGACAGTTTCATTTCCCATCTGTCGTAGGCACCCTGTTCGTCGGGCTGCTCGAACTTTCGCATCTTGGCGTGCGCCGTAATGACCACATTCTTGCCGGACGCGATGACGGAATCGAGAGCAGCAAACAGCCTGCCGAACTCCTCGGCGAGATAGGTGTAACCTTTGCCGTAGCCAAAACTCTCGATGGAGTTCTGCTTGTATTTCTGGCAGACATGGGCGACGCAGAGCGCCTCCGCCCAATCCGCCGTATCCAGCACGAGCGTCTTGCAGACATTCGGATCAGCGGCGACCTCGTTTATGATGGAGAGAAGCTCATCCCAAGATTGCGGTCTGTCGATACGGCGCACATCCATGTGTGCGGTGCCGCCCTCGGTATCAATGAAGAGCGGTTCCGGGAATGCGGCGGCAAAGGTCGTCTTGCCGATACCTTCACTCCCGTAGGCGACCACCTTTAAGGCGCGGTCGATTTTTCCTTTGGTGATGTTCAACATCTGATAAAAACCTCCTTATTTGAGCGAGCAGGAGTAGTCCTCGACCACGGCGCAGCCGGGTACCTTTATTCCTGCGTTGATGAGTTTCTTGACCTCGGTCTTTGCGACTTCCGGCGCCGGTATGCGGAAACAGTCGAGGTGCTTATTGCGCTTGAGCCAGCGAATCGCTTTCTCCGCGTCTGACACATCCACATGGGAGGTCTTGCGGTAAGCGAAGGTCGCCACGCCGAGGTCGGTCTTTTCGCCCGCGCACTCGCGGTCGAGTATCTTCATAAGGCGGTCTTCCTTTTTCGCAAGCCTGTCGCGGCGTGCCTTGAGGCGCTGTTCCTCGGTCTTAACAGCGGCTGCCTCGGCGCGGATGTTCAGGACGAGCTTGGCGAGATATTCGAGGATGGATTTCTTCTCCATCTGAAGCGACTGAATCTGCGTGAACAGTTCGTCTGCGTCGCCGAGGATTTCCCCGGTCTCCTCGTCAAACACGATGGCATCCGTCAGTCGGAGGATTTCCGCGTTGATCTCATACAGTTTCACGGGCTGCCTCCTTTACAATCTCCTTGATCTCAAGTTCCTCTACGGTGTCGCCGGGAACGATGACCGTGAGCCTGGTCTTGTTGCCGAAGAGGAATCGGAGAAACTTTTCCCTTGCCGAAACCTTGCGGCAGACTACGATTCCGCCGTTCTTCGGCTTCTTGCTGACGCTGATTTGTAATGTGTGCTTCATGGCACTTACCTCACTTTCCGGAAGGAATGTTGTTTTGTCCTTCCGCTGTTAAACAGAAAAGGGACACCGAAATTGAGGGTGTCCCTTGAGAAAAATCAGAGAAGTTTTTTCAGCTTCTTCTGAGCCGACTCAATGGACTCCTTGACGCTGTTGAAAGCGACCTTTTCCTTGCGGGCGATCTCCGCAACGGTCATGCCGTCCTCAAACAGTTCAAACCTGCGCCTCTGCACGGGCGTAAGCTGCGCGAGCATCGCCTCACGCTTCTTGGCGAACTCCTTCTCCATGAACGCCTTTTCGGGATTGTCCGCAGCGGAGAAGTAGTCCTTGTCCTCGTAGTCCATGTCATCGAGCGAGAACGCCGTGTGATAACGGTGACGCTCGTTGCTGGCGTGTTCCTCACGCCGGGAGTCCAGGATGACGGTACCGATCTCGTCCGAGACCTCGACCTCCGTCACCTCACCGGTAGCGAATTTGTACTTGATAAGCATGAAAATGGCTCCTCTCAGATTCGTTTATGGAATCCCCCAGGAGCCGTACTGATGTCCGCTAAGACACAAAAAACGGCAGGGAAACTACCATTGAGGTCGTTTCGCACTGCCGTATTGCGGTCTGACGGAAATCCAGTTGTTTAATTGTTTATGCTGTACTTGATGCCTACCGGACCGGGAGAAATAACAAGCGTGGTGATGCATTTACCCTGCTTGATTTCAACCAGACCGTCATCCTCATTAACCGTGCAAGCCAGTTGATGGGCGTTCGGATGCTTGATTGAGATAGGCTGACTTTCGCCAGGTGGTTTCTTGACAGAAACGGAATTATCATAAGTATTGACATTCGGGTACAACGTGAGCAAAAAAAATAGTGTTTCCAAAGGCTCTTCCGGGAATGCTTTGATAAGCCCGCTTATGACTTTGTTTCCACCATTTCGCTTCCCGCTCAGCAGCCGTGTGGTTTCGGATCGAGATACTCCCATATGCCGTGCAAGCTCGCTTGCTGACCACCGCCTGACCGCCATCAGTTCTTTTATCCTTTCGACATTTGGCTTCATGCTCTGACCTCCTTTCCTGCAAAATATACACCTATTATATCACCAGCGTTTCCGAATGTCAACATACACAAGAAAATGTACCCTTAAAGAAATTTATAGCCAAGCGGCAATTATTTTTTGAAATGTGTTGCTTTTTGGCAACGCTCGTGATATAATAGGTGACAAGGAGGTGCAAAACAAAATGAGCGATGTAGGTAAGGTTATAAAAGAGCGCCGATTAGCAAAAGGAATGTCAAAGAGAGCACTTGCAGAAAAGGCAGGGATCAGCCATTCCGAGGTGCATCGTATTGAAAATGGCGAACGACAGAATCCGTCTGTGCCTATGCTCATTGCTTTGGCGGATGCATTAGGCATTCCCCAGGACGATATTATTATGCTCGCCGGGTACAAGACCGACGGGGAAAGCACTCCGTTGATTGAGCGCGTGTTTCCTGATCTCAAAACTCCGAAACAACAGGAAACGGCGCAAAAAATCGTGGACGGTCTGTCTCGGAACAGCGACTTAAAGGATTCGCAGTACGATGAGCTCGTAAGACAGGTCGAAATGTATCTGGATTATGCAAAGAAGAACCCAGATACCTGATTACCCGCGTTACGCATATGCAAGGCAACGAGCCTATCGATTACTATGCGAGCTGGGAATCGACAGACTACCAGTTGATCCTTGGAAGATTGCGGAAGCCTTTCCGGATGTTCATATATGTAAGTGGACAGTATTAAGGGATAACTGTGGCGATGATGATCCGCTCTTTATTGATAAGGAAGGTGCGGACGCAAAGACTCAGCACTTGCGAGGACAAGCGGACTATCTCGTTGTTTATGATGATCGTGTGGAGAACTATCAGCGGGTACGGTGGACGATAGCGCATGAAATTGGACATATCGTACTTGGCCATTTGACTTCGTTTGACGCCACGGCGCTTTGTCGCGGGAGTCTCACAGAGGCGGAATACAAGGTGTTGGAACGTGAGGCGGACACTTTTGCCGTTAATCTTCTGGCACCGATGACCATTATAAATAGGTTGCCCTCTATCCAGACGAAAACAGACTTCATGGAACTGTGCGATTTGTCGGGTGAGGCGTCTGATAACTGTATGAAGGAATTGCATCTGTTAAAAAGCGGGAAAAAGCTACCATTTCCAATAAAGGAAGAGGATGTACTGCACCGTTTGTTCTTCCGCTTCATCAACGAGTTCAACGGGACTGAGATTCCTGTGATGGAATACGATGACCTGGAGATTGATGAAAAGTTTGATGATTACATTGAATGTGATTATTGGGGATTCACCCTGATGGCAATCAGGAAGTGGAAACTCGAAAAGGAATTGTATGCTGCCCTTGAGGGTAGTCTGGCACTGTACGACTATGAGGACATGGTCGTATTTGTGAAAGATGCAGGGAAGGTAGATTTTGTGGCAAAGAATGAGGATATCATTCTTGAAACGCTACAGAAATACTCCGATTCCTGCATTAAGCGCATTTCGGCATATGCTGCCAAGCAGCGCACTGAAGCCGAGTAACGGCTAATAAAACGTAAGGGAGAATCTATCATGCCTAAATTAACAATATCTCAATTGGAAAGCCATCTGTTGAAAGCGGCAGATATTCTCCGTGGCAAAATGGACGCTTCTGAGTTTAAGGAGTACATCTTCGGAATGCTCTTTTTAAAGAGACTTTCCGATAACTTTGCGCAGAAACGCAAGGAACTTGAAGCGGAATATAAGGATGATTTGACGCCAGAAGAACTGGAGGATTTCCTTGAGGATAAGACCTCTTATGGCAGCACCTTCTTCGTACCCCGTGAGGCACGTTGGGAGTGCGAGGATAACGGCGATGGCTGGACGGGACTGCTCCATGTCAAAGTGGATGTAGCCGCCAAGCTGAAACGCGCCCTTGTTGCCATAGAGAAGGAAAACAGCCAGCTTGATGGCGTTTTGAAGAACATCGACTTTGCAAAGAAGGTCAAGAACAAGCAGATAATTACAAATGAGCGTCTGGTTCAGCTTGTATGGCACTTCAACAAGCACAAGCTGACAAACGACAATTTTGTATTCCCGGACCTGCTTGGCGCATCCTATGAATACATGATCAAGAACTTTGCGGACTCTGCCGGAAAGAAGGGCGGAGAATTCTATACGCCGTCAACGGTCGTTCAGCTGATGGTTCGAATCATCAAGCCGCAGGAGAACATGGAGATATACGATCCTACGGTCGGTAGCGGCGGTATGCTCATCCACAGCAAACAGTATGTTGAGGAGCAAGGCGGGGATGGTCGCAAGCTGGCATTGTTCGGACAGGACGATGCTGCAACGGTATGGTCAATCTGTAAGATGAACATGATCATGCATGACATCAAAGATGCCGACATTCAGCACGGCGATACTCTGATGGAACCCTACTGGCAGAAGAACGGCTCGGTGCGTCAGTTTGACCGCGTGATTGCAAATCCTCCGTTCTCACAGAATTATACGAAGAACGACAAAATGAAGTGTCAGAACCGCTTTGTCTATGGATGGGCTCCGCAGACCGGCAAAAAGGGCGACCTTATGTTTGTACAGCACATGATTGCCAGCACAAAGCCGGACGGAATGATGATAACGGTCATGCCCCACGGTGTTCTGTTCCGAGGCGGTGCGGAGAAAACTATCCGCAAGGGTATCCTCACGGATAAACAGGATATCGTACAGGCGATTATCAGTTTGCCGCCAGATCTGTTTTACGGCACCACTATTCCCACCTGCCTTTTGGTTATCAACAAGAAGAAGCCCAAGAAGCTTAAGGGTAAGGTGCTGATCATCAATGCCGATGCGGAATACGGTGAAGGAAAGAATCAGAACTTCCTACGCCCAGAAGATACCGAGAAAATCGTCTGGGTATTCGATAACATGGTCGAGGTGCCGGGATATTCGCAGATCGTTAAGATAGAAGATATCCTTGACGAAAAGACTAATGATACCAATCTGAACATCAGCCGTTATGTCGATAACTCTCCGCCGCAGGAGCCGCACGATGTCCGCGCGCATATGCTCGGCGGGGTTCCGAATGTCGAGATTGATGCGTTGAATGGTCTGATTGCGAAATACGACATTGCCCCTGCAGACATCTTCTCTGACCGAGGCGATGGCTATTCCGACTTCCTGGAGAAGTGCGCCACAAAGGGACTGATTAAAAGCTACATTTCAGACCATGCAGGTGTTCTCGGCGCAAAGGATCGGATGCATGGAGCGTTTGAAGATTTCTGGAAAGAGGCCGCTCCCGCCGTCAACAGCGTTCATACTGATATGGGTATTGCCGAGTTTGCCATAAAGTTTACCAATCTCCTCGCGGAGACACTTGAGCCGCTCGGTATTCTGGATCAGTTCCAATGCCAGGGCGTATTTGCCAACTGGTGGGAACACAGTTACACTGTCCGCGAATATACGGAAATCGAGCAGTCGGTCGAAGGCAAGGAAACAAAGGTTGATGTCAAGGAAGTCATCCGCATTAAGAATGTGTTTAAGACCATCAGTTCCGAGGGTTTCGTCGCCTCTCTTGTAAGAGATGACAAAATTGCCACAGAGCATTTTGCGGATGAGCTTGAGGAACTGCACAAACTCCGTGACAATGCCGAAAACGCACAGGCTGACCTAATGGTATATGTCGCATCTATAGAGATGGAAACCGATGACGATGATTCCGATGACGGCGATGAGGAAAAAGAGCCGAAGGAGCCGTCTGTAAAGGAAGTAGAGACCTACCTTAAGAGCCTCGGAACAGATGAGGCAAAGGCATCCTTGAAGCAGATTGCCGCTCTTAAGAAGGAAAAGAACCGCCTCGCCAGAGAGGTCAAAAAGAAAGAGACCGAACTGCAGGAAAAAATAGACGCTATCCGCGAGGAACTGACCGAGGAGCAATGCGAAGACCTCGTGATGCAGCTCCTTCACGACGGCTTTGTAGAGGAACTGGACGCTTACCTTTCCGCCGAGGTTCAGAAAACCATTCGTGCGGTCAACAAGCTGTGGGAGAAATATCATGTTTCTGTTACCACGATGCTGGATGAACGGAAGAAAGCCGAGAACAAGCTGAACGGCTTTCTGGCGCAGTTGGGCTATATCCCAAAAAAGGAGGCGGACGCATGACCTCCATGAAAGAACATACTCTGGTTGACTGCTTCTCCCTGCGCGCCCGCATCGGCTGGCAGGGACTGCGGTCAGACGAGTTTAAAACAGAGGGACCATACCTTGTGACAGGTGTGGACTTCCATAACGGCAGAGTTGATTGGGATGACTGCTATCATGTGTCTGTTGCCCGTTACGAGCAGGATAAAGGCATCCAGCTCCGTGAGAATGACCTGCTCGTAACAAAGGACGGAACTGTGGGAAAAACTGCCTTTGTTGTTGATTGCCCGGAACAGGCCACGCTGAATAGTCATATCTTCTTGGTGCGTTCCAAGGACGGCTCAGTTGAGCCTGAATACCTGTACTATGTTCTAAACTCATACATCTTTACAGATTTTATGAAGAACATACTGACAGGAACGACCATCAAAGGACTGACGCAAGGCAATTTTTACAAATTTACCTTCGAGGCTCCCGACGTACCGGCACAGAAGAAAATTGTGGAGGTGCTGGAGTCTATTGATGATGTGATTGATAGGACGAGGGACACGATTGGCAAGTACCAAAATTTAAAAAAAGGATTGTTACAAGACCGCCTCGGTAAGGGAAAAGAGGTGTCTTTAGCAGACAAGCGCTATTTTGTGCTTAATCCTTCGATTAGAAAATTGCCAGATACCTTTTATTATATTAACCTTGAAAGTGTAGTTGATGGATTGCTGGTTGTTCAGAAAACAGAAGAAAGGGCATCTGCTCCGTCTCGTGCTCAACGTTTACTACAGAAGAATGATATTCTGTTTCAAATGGTACGCCCGTATCAGCAGAACAATTTGTTTTTTGATTTGAAATCAGATTTGCCATATGTTGCGTCAACTGGCTATGCGCAAATTAGAACAAATCAGAATCCGCTATATGTTTATTATGCGATGCACTCATTTGAATTTGTATCAGAAGTCAATAGACGCTGTACAGGAAGCAGCTACCCTGCAATTAATTCTACGGAATTATCAAAGGTTACCTTCAAACTTCCGGAAAGAAAAATCCAGGATGAAATAGCACAACAGCTATTATCTATCGATAGTTTGATTCGGAAAGAAATGGATGCTCTTAAAAAATATGAAAATATAAAATGCGGACTTGTTAAAGACTTGCTGTCGGGCATGGTTGAGTTTGCGAGTATGTAAGGAGGCGGCGTTTATGGCAGGAAGACCATCTGAACTGAAGTATGTGGAGACTCCACTGCTTGAACAATTGAAGAAACTGGGCTGGACGGTCGTCCAACTGGATGACAGCGAGAAACACGATCCTCAAAAGAGCTTCCGGGAATCCTTCTCGGAGGTCGTTATCGTGTCTCGTTCGAAAGCCGCGCTAAAGCGTCTGAATCCGTGGCTGAACGATGTGCAGATTGATGATCTCTGCAGGCAGATACAGGATTACCCTCATCCGCTGAAGCAGATTCTTGAAAACAACGAGGAAGTCTACGACCGCATCACGGAAGGACTGTCTGCCGACAACGAAGAAACCGGCGAAGTGAACTGCCCCGTCCGGCTCATCGACTGGACAGATGTGGACGGCTATGACGGACCCGACGCCACCGATAATGACTTCCTTGCCATCAGCCAGTACAAGGTGCGTATTCCCGGTAAAGAGGAGCACATCATCCCCGATGTCGTTCTGTTCGTGAACGGTCTGCCTCTCGTGGTCATCGAATGCAAAGCGCCGGATATTACCGAGCCTATGGCGGAAGGCATCGACCAGATGA